AACGCCAGCGCGTGCCGACAGGGAAGACGTTGCCGCTAAAGGAATGCCCTTTCCAGATCACTGATGGCAGCTGGAAGGGCCTGTAGGTGCCGCCTTGGCCTTGGAAGTGGGTGCGGATCTCGGTTGCCTCTGCGTCGCTGAGGTAGACGTAGCCAAGCTGCAGGCGGTAATCAGTGGCCGTTGTGCCATGCCTAAACCGCACCACGCCAGCGCTGAGTGAGGGCTGCTCAGTCAGTGGGAAGGCTCCCAGGTCGTAGCTGCGCGAGGCAGGCTCGATAGCTGGGAAGATGGCCATTAGTTCTGCAGCGTGATGGTGCTAGCTGCTACGGAGAAGGTGCCACCGCTGCTGGATACGTCGCTGCCAAAATCGTTGTAGGCCACCAGTTCATCAGCAGAGCTGGCACCACCACGGGATTTGTAGTAGACGCAGCCGCGAGCGGTAAGGGTGGAGCTGGCCCAAGAGACAGCACCAAACTGGATTGTCACCTTGTCGTTAGCGGTGTCCTTCGTAACGGTGACGGTGCTGGTGGCACCACCTGCGGTGTAGCCGGTGCCGGTGACCTCGTTGGTTACGTCATCACGCTTGTCATGCGTGTCCTTGTTGGGGGTGTATGCAGATGTAACCAGAATGGCCTTAAAGGTATTGGTGTCAAAGTCAATGTTATTGCGGGCCAGATCATCAATACAGGAGTTATAAATGAGTGATGCCATGACCCTGTAATTTGCTGTGAATCAAGTCTAATCGCCAGTTGCTGCGCCTTCTGCAAGAGAAGCCGTCACGGTGAGATCAAAGCCTGTGGTGCTGGCCGTACCAGTAGCAACGCCTGAGGCCAGGCTGACAGACACTGTGAACTCGGCGCCATTGATGTTGGCCCCTTCAGGTGGAACGGTGGATAGCTCCACGCTCACGTCATAGCGCCCACAGGCCACGTCACTGATCTGGGGCCGGTCTGCGTACACCCAGCTGTAGCTAGTGGGCGTGAAACTGGCAGGGCTAGTGGTGCCGCTCAGCAGATCATTAGGGATCGTGAAGGACAGAAACCGCCCTTGCTGGCCGATGTAGTGGCTGCGGATGCTGAGCATTTCTGCCTCAGTCAAGGCGGCAAACGTCAAGCGCAGCCGCTGATCCAGGAGCACGTTGCTGGTACGCACCCTGGTTTGGAGCCCCGAGAGCGTTGGGATCTCGGAGTGCGGATGCCTGCCGGGGGTAAAGGTCCGGGTAGCAGGCTTGAGCGAAGGGAAGGCGGCCATGGTTACCAGCGCCCATCAGGGCATTTGGCTTGAGGGATCCGAGCTTTCAGCTGCATAAAGCAACCGCATAGCTTGCACTGCTGCAGTCTGGGGTTGTAGTGCTCGCAGGTGGAGCAGATGGCTAGACGGTTTACTGGCAAGTTCATCACAGCAATGAAACCCCGTTGAAAGTCAATGTGATCATTGAAAACGTAGCCGTATCTACACGAGAGTATCCGTTCTGATTTACACTTATAGTGCCGTGCAACTTGTCCCACTGGGGGTAGCTAGTAGTTGTCCCGTTTGCGTATCTGTATTCAATACCGAAGGAAACATAAGGCGCATATAATCCCTGAGGACTGCAAACATAATTAACGATTGCTGGCTCTAGCCTTAGGTATCTATATGCCACAACATTGTATAGCGTAGCTACGGGAGAAAAATCTACGGTTGGCGACAAAGGAGTCGCGGGCAGTCCTGTGCTGCATTGAATTCGGTTAGTGTAAGTAGTATCTATCCTGTAATAAATAACAAGCGTGCCGCCTGTGCTTGATAGCTGATTCCAGCCGAGTGGATCGGTGATAGTGATTGGCGGTGAGACTATCTCAGGGCCATAGCCGGTGGGTGATGATGGGTCTGGGCATTTGCCGACGCCCACAACTGACTTCCCTGTAACAGATCCTGCAATGTATGGCGCTGCAACGCCAAACGCTGCAACTGTGATTTCTCCGGTTGCATTATCAATCAATCGCCATTCAATGTAAGCGCCAGGGCATCCTGGATCAAAATTCAAAACATCGCCTGATATTGCATTGCCATTGGCCCCTGTGCCGCCCGTGATACTTCCGGCGCCAGTGCTAGAGCTTTCTGCAGGGTTGTCTACCGGTGGATCATTCAGGCCTGATGCGCCGAACCCACTCAGCTGAAAGTCAAACGCCTCAAGGTCAGGTAGCACCCAGGTATCCACGCTGGTGTCTGCAGGGACGCTGGTATCTGCTGAGGAGTTCACGTCGCAGGTCACACCACTGAGGCCGGTGGGCAGCAGGATGCCAGTACCTGTAGCAGCGTTCACTTCCTGTGCCACCACGCTGGCGTAGTTGGCATCAACCGGGAAGTGCGTCAGCTCCAGGCGTACATCACCTGCAATGGACTTGCCGATCCTGTCCACTTCGTACAGGTAATCATGCAGGCTGCTGGCACCAGTAGACGCCACCCGCTCTAGACGCACACGCACCAAGTCGCCAGGATTGAGCGTTGCATTAAACGCATCAGGCTTGACGCCTAGCTGCAGGCGGTGGGTGACGTGCTTGCGCTTGGAGATGATGTAGGCCCCAACCTTTACGGCGTGGTTTTCTGAGGCGCAGAACGATGAGAGATCGTGCTGTTCGTATGGGCCATCTTCAGCGGTGCCTGCGTAGCGCACTTCTGCTGTACGGATGATGCCGATACCGTTGTCATCCTGCTGACGCCAGAGCACCATGGCGCAGAACGGTTTGCGGTCAGCCAGTGCGGTGTAGGTGATCTCAAAGCTGTCTGGGATGACGTGCTCTTCGGTGAAGGTGAACTCCCAGCTGACGGCTGTGGTCTTGATCGTGCCGTTTGCATTAGTCGGCAGCAGCGGGCTCACGGCTTCCTTACCAGACACCCTGGCCTGACGGAGCAAGAAATATTGCAGCGTGGCGTCGATCCAGTCACGCACGTTGGTGGATTCCTTGATGACCCCGTTAAACCAGAAGCCATTGGCATTGGTAAAGGTGGCCGCTGCAAGCAGGCTGGCGGTGTCAATCTGCTCCTCTGGCACCCTGGAGCTATTGCGCAGCAAGTACAGCAGGAGATCTGCCACGTTGTTGCTGGGCCCCAAGACGCTATCCAGCAGCCGGGTGACGTACATGCCGCCACGAATAAAGCAATGCACCTGGCGGTTCCACTGATCCACCCCGTCGGGGTAGGTGCATTGAAAGGCCATCGTGGATAGGCCGGTGTAGCGCCCACCTGTGCCGCAGTACGAGGGGCACTCTGGCGTGGTGTAGCTGCCACCACGGGCCACGATGAAGTTGCCAGGCACAAAAGTCCCAGCTCGCTTGCCGTAGGTCTGCGTAAAGCTGCCCACCCTGCAGCTGCGTTGGAATACATCTCGCACTTGGATGGAGTCCATCTGACCCTCACCCAACACCAGGTGGTAGAAGCCGGTCACCTCGTTAGTCAGGCTGTTCTCAAACCTGGCTTCCGTTGCTGCCGGACTGATCAGCACCCCACCAACGCTGCTGACGCGACGGCAGAACACGATGGGGATGGCATCCCCAATGACGGCACCCCGCTGGGATATGTCTAGGTTCTCCGCTCCACCAGCGCCACCCTCTGTCAGCGGTGTGCCAACGATCCCGCCTTGCCCGGTTAGGAATGCGAGTGGGTCGCTGCTGATGATGCTCATAACTTGCAGGGCGCTCCAACCAGACGTGAACTGAACTTGTGCGGGGGAACCTGGGAGCCGACTGGCGCAAGGCTGCTGCCCAACTCCATCTCAATCTCAGTAAAGCCACCCTTTACGCCAACCACTTCACCGAGGTAGGAGGCAATCAGCGTCTGTTCAGCTTGTGGAGCGCTGTTTCCCAAGGTGGTGTCAAACTCATACAGGCGCAGCTCTGCCAGCCGGGCGCCGTCTAACGCTTGCAGCACCACCTCCAGCACATTTGTCGTAGCAGGCAGGCGCACGGTGATGGAGGATTCGCTTTGCACCTCACCAGCGGTGATGCCGTCTGCATCAAACGGCTGATAACTCCAGCTGGCGGACTCCCAGCTCACGCTGGTGTTGACGTAGTAGGACTGCCACCGCTGGTAGGTGGTGGTCCCGGAGAAGATCCGCAGAAATTGCGATTGGCCTTTAGCCATCAGCGAACACCTACGGCGTAACGCCCTGCTGGGGTGCGCAGGCTGGCGTAGATTCCATCAGCGGTCTTGCGCATGGCCTTCTCCAGGTCTGCCATGGAGACGTATTGCTGCCCGCCCTGCTGCATCACCGGGCCAGTGGTGACATTGATTTGAGCATTGCCGCCGACATACCCACCAGAGGCGTAGGCAGGGATTACAGCTCCACCACGGACCCCGTTTAGGTAGTTCATGGAGGCTTGCATCATCTTGCGCTCAGGGATGATGTATTCAGGGCCTGCTTCGCCAACCATGGCGAGGGTCCCACCCCCGACGTAGCCACCCTTTGCAAAGGCTGGGACGCTCAGCATTGGCACCAGCGGGATATCGGGGCCTGGCAGCCGGTTGAAGGAACTGATCAGTCGATTGACCAGCCCGCTAATGCTGTTGATGTTGTTGGCAATTGACTGCAGGATGCCACGGAACACATTTTTAATTGCATTGCCTAGAGCCTTGAAGGCGTTGGATGCGCTGGTCGTAGCACTGTTCCAAAGGTCAACCCAGAACTTCCTGATGGGCTCGCCCCAGTTCCATAGCCACTTAATAAAGTCACCAAGTGGTTTGCGGAATGCAATTGC